TATACGCGGGGTTGGCTATGTTAGGTATGTTAGTGAATGGTTCATTCAAAGACTACGGCAAAAACGACGGAGCCTACGCCGCGTTTTATATCGCAGATTCCATGTTAGAAGAACGTACCGGCAAAGGTATTGTTTCCGTTAAATCGCCCATTCCAGAAGGGGAATAAAGTGGCTACCAAAGTAAGTACTATCGCTCGCGCAGTTAAACTGCTCACCAAAGATCCGTTTATGTCGGTAGATGATTTCACCAAGAAGATGAAGGTCAACAAGACTTACGCGTATATCTTACGTAGTAAGGCGCGGGCGCTCATTCCGAAGGCTGACATTGAAGTGGCAGTGGAGGGTACAGAAGATACTCTTCCACCAGAAGCTGAAGTTACGTTTATCCCGGCGTTCTTGCGCGAAAACTTGCCGCAAGATCAAGTTAATCACCCACCGCATTACACGACTGGAGGGATTGAGACCATCGACTTTATCGAGGCGAAGGGTCTGGATTACAACTTAGGTAACGTGGTGAAGTACATCACCCGTTCGGAACACAAGGGAGATAAAATCAAAGACTTGCAAAAGGCGCAGTGGTATCTTAGCCGTGCGCTCGATAAGGCTTGCGGAGAATATGCCGATCAGTCCGGTGAAGAAGCAGAGCGTTTAGGTATTCCTGCACGTTGGTAATACGCGGGGGCATGGGTTCGCTCATGCCCCTTTTTTGTGACTGTACTAGCCGTTATCTAATGTTTATAACTTTAGACTTTGAGACATTCTACGACTCGAAGATCAAGCTCGGGTTCAAGCACCAAACAACAGAGGAATACATACGTGACAAACGCTTTGAGGTAATCGGAGTCGGTGTCAAGTTTGACGGGGGGGAGGCTAAGTGGGTTACCGGGACCAAGGACGAGATCGCTAAATATCTATCCACCCTACCGTGGGACGATAGTACAGTCCTGTGCCACAACATGTTGTTCGACGGCGCGATCCTCAGTTGGATATACGGTATCAAGCCCAAGGCGTTGCGCGATACGTTGTGCATGGCGCGGGCGCTCCACGGCGTGGACGTTGGGGGTTCGCTTGCCTCACTAGCGTTGCGCTACGAGATCGGGGTCAAGGGTGATGAGGTGGTGGCTGCGGAGGGCAAACGTAGGCTTGACTTCACCAAAGAAGAACTTGATGAATACGGGCGGTACTGCGTGAACGACGTAGACCTGACCTACAAGTTATGGGGCCTGTTGTCTGAAGACTTTCCTCAGTCAGAACTAGATCTGATTGACATGACGATCCGTATGTTCACGGAACCTGTGCTGACCGTGGACGATGCGATGCTTGACCATAGGTTACTGCAACTAGACCACGAACGAATCATTATGTACGGCAGGGCCTATCAAGCACTCGGGGGGGAGGAAACTCCGTTTGAACTTACGGATGTTCCCAAGAAACTGCACAGTAATAAACAATTTGGCGAACTGCTCAAGTCGATGTTCGGCATCGACCCACCGATGAAGATAAGCCCAACCACGGGCAAGCCTACGCTTGCGCTGGCAAAAAAGGACGAGGGGTTTCTTGCACTACTAGAGCACGAGAACGAGGAAGTGCAGATGTTGTGCGCGGTCAGGCTTAAAACCAAGTCCACCCTTGAAGAGACAAGATGTCAAAGATTCTTAGACGTTGCCAAGCGCAACCGGGGGCGCATCCCCATTCCCCTGAAGTACTACGGGGCGCATACAGGCCGATGGTCGGGTACGGACAAGGTGAACTTCCAAAACCTTCCGTCAAGAGATAAAACCAAGAAGACACTCAAGAACGCTATCTTTGCCCCAGACGGATACATGGTCATCAACTGTGACTCTTCTCAGATTGAGGCACGAATACTCGCGTGGCTGGCTGGTCAGGATGATGTAGTAGAACAATTCGCCAAGGGCGAGGATGTGTACTCGATCTTCGCTACTGAGGTCTACAACACGCCGATCACCAAGGCCAATCCCGAAGAGCGGTTCGTTGGGAAAACCTGCATTCTTGGGCTAGGTTACGGTACGGGCGCGCCTAAGTTGCAACACACATTAGCCACGGCGCAGCCCATCAGCGTCAAGATTGACGACGAGGAATCCAAACGGATCGTCAAGATCTACCGGGACAAGAATAAGAAAATCGTCGATCTATGGAGTGAAGGTGACAAGATGCTCGACGGTCTGTACACGTGGGACGATGAGGAGAGTTCGGAGTTTGACTATGGTGAACACGGCGTGGTCAAGGTCGATAAAACTGGTATCAGGTTACCCAATGGCTTGTACATCCGTTATCCAGAACTAGATAAAAAGACAGACGAGGGCAAGACGCACTATGTCTACAAGTCACGCCGGGGGGAGATCCCACTATGGGGTGGATCGATAGTTGAGAACGTGGTGCAAGCGTTGGCAAGAATAGTCGTGGGCGAACAGATGTTGGCTATTCAACGTCGCTATCGTGTGGTGCTGACTGTCCACGACGCGGCGGTGTGCGTAGTGCCAGAGGCTGAAAAAGACGAGGCGCTCGCGTACATCATGGAGTGCATGTCAACCCCTCCCGACTGGGGTAAAGATTTGCCGATCACCTGCGAAGCAAGTGTTGCACATAGCTACGGGGAGTGTTAATATGTCTACTTGTGCTGGACAAACGGAACCCAACATGAGCTACACGTGGTCGTTCTCTTCTCTCAAAGACTATGTTAACTGCCCTAGGCAGTACCATGAGATAAAAGTATTAAAGCGGTTCCACAAGCGGCCCACGCCAGAGATGACCTACGGAAACGAGGTACATAGGGCGATAGAAAATTACGTCAAGGACGGGTCCGAGCTTGCCAAAAACTACAAACAGTTCAAGCCTGTACTTGATGTGCTGGTAGATATGGATGGGGAGAAGTACCCCGAATACAGAATGGCACTGGACCGCGATGGTAACGCGGCGCAATACTCAAAAGATTACTGGGTCAGAGGTATCGTTGACTTGCTGGTCATCAACGGTGACAAAGCGCACATCATTGATTACAAGACGGGCAGTAACAAGTACGCTGACTCAAAACAATTAAAGCTCATGGCGCTGATGACGTTCGCGCACTTCCCGCAGGTTCAGCATATCAACGCGGCGTTGCTCTTCATCGTCAAAGAAAGTTTCTTGGAAGAGGAATACAAGCGCGAAGACATTGACGAGTTGTGGGGTTACTTTACTGGCGATCTCACCCGCTTGCGTATTTCGTACGAAGCGGACATTTGGAATCCAAACAAGACGCCATTGTGTGGATGGTGTCCGGTCATTACTTGTGAACACTACAAGGACAGGAGGTAAGCATGGACAGAAGCGAAGCATGGCGCAAATGGTGGATGGAAACGCACGGCAAACACATGCCGATGGGTGGGTATCACCCAAGAGAAGGATTTATATATGACGCATTTACCGCAGGATGGGATGCAGCAGACAAACAATCTCAAATTGAGATTACGTATCTCAAGGAACAACTCCTGCGTATAGGCAACCAACAGGAAGTTCTTAAAGCGGCGTACTTGGCTGGTCAGATGTCTAGGCCGGTCAAAACTTTTTCCGGCAATAAGCCAAATTACGTTATTCCGCAGGAAACAAATGAATGACCCGCAACTGCCAATCATGCAAGGTAAACCCTGCCAAACATAAAGTGCCAACAGCAAAAGGCAATGGCTTTAGATGGAAGTGTGAGGCGTGCTTCAAGAAGATAGGAACAAGCGGATTTAAGGACAAAATAGCATGAAACACTGCTGGCCCAAGAAACTGTACTACGTATGTTGTCGTTGGATTGACTACCCCAAAGGCGGCGGCAGAAATTTTATCCGTACCCCATCATTGGGTCGTGCGCGGTACTACGCTAAGAAATTAAAACTCAAGGTGCGCCAAATTGATGTGCGGGTACGGGGGCAAAAGGTTTATGTGTTAAAGGGGAGTTGGCTATGACGATGGAAGGAATACCAAATAAAAACGGTATGGTTCGGTTCTACGCAGTTGGAAGAGACGAAGGAGCATGGGCTTATCTTGGTTGGTATGACATGACTGACTGGAAGGAAGGCTGGAAAAAAGTATGGGCCGACGCTGAAAATAAAATGCGTCGAAGAACTTGGGGCAACGATCTAGGGTTTGAAGTTTTACGCCATGACCAGCTAGAAGATTTATCGTTCAACGTGCAGTCAGCTTTATTTGAAGCTATGGAAGACCCGGATGAAAAGATACGGAATCCTTGACGACGAAGGCAACGTGATCCGGTGGGTCTGGCATCCCCCGCCATACCCTCATATAGTCGAGCGCATCAAACGCCAGCGCAAACCCAAGCTGGACCTGTCTAACGTACCGGACGCTTTATTTTGATGTTCAATAAATATGACGGATTCCTTAGTAATGAATTTTTTGCTGTACTGCTGGATTGCATGGCGAATAGTTCTTACGATATGGTTGATTATCTACTTGGTAACGGGCAATGACACATGAAATGCCCTGAATGTTTAGAACCAATGAGGACTAAAGACACAAGACAATGGAGAGACACTAGCAGGGAGTTTAATTGGGTCGAACGGCGTAGGGCATGTTCTCTGTGCAATTACCGCGTGATGACAATTGAACTGCCTAAAGATGTTTGGTCTAAATATACCGAAGGAAAAAATGATGATTGATTATTCTGAACCATACCTTGCTGCGAAGAAGCTACTTCAAGATGTGCATGACGCGATGCTAGAACAGGATTATGATAGTGCTCTCTCGGCTGCTTTTCACGCACTAGTCGAGGTACGGATAATCCACGTTGCAATCCTTGACGCAAGAGACAAGCAAAATGCCTTACGTAAACAAACCGAGGCCCTACAAAAAAGAGTATCAGCAACAGAAGGAACGGGGAGAACTCCCGAACCGGATGGAGCGTCAGCGAGCGCGGCGCAAGCTTGATCATGAAGGCGTTGACAGATCAGGTAAAGATGTTGCCCACGTTAAAGCACTCAGCAAAGGCGGTTCTAACGCTGACGGAATCCGTTTGGAGAGTCCAGCCAAGAATCGTTCGTTCAAACGAAACTCTCAACGTGCGTTGGTCTCGGAAACTAGCAAACGCGAAAAAAAATAGCGAAGCAGTCAGGTGTGAGTGTGCTTCGCCGGGGGATGTGACGCCCCGTTTTAACCGCATCAGCCAAGCGGTGTCTTCATGATGCTCTATCTCCTCGGCATGTCGGGTTTGGCCGACTGACCCCCGTAAGGGGTTACCTCTAGTTATTTAGTGGAATTAAGTATGAATGAATATAATTGGCCGGGATTATACACCCCGTTCAAACATCAGAAAACAACGGCTGAGTTCTTAGCCACAACGGATCGGGCGTTCTGCTTCAACGAAGCAGGTACAGGCAAGACATCCTCCGTCATCTGGGCGGCAGACTACCTCATGAGCAAGAAACTTGTTAACCGAGTTCTTGTTATCTGCCCACTGTCTATCATGATCACCGCATGGCAAGCCGACATC